CCTCGGCCATGACGAGCAACATGCGGCGCACGACCTCGGACGGGGTCAGGCCCATTACGCCACTCGCTGAGCGATGAAGTCGATGAAGGCCGCCACGTCGTCGCGAGACCACTCACCTGACTCCAGGCGCTTGCGCAGGCCCGCGTTCAAGTCACGGCCCTCCTGCGCAGCCTCACCAAGCCCTTGGCGCATGCCGCCCATCGTGTCCATCGGGTTCAGCTTCTTCAAAGCTTCCGCCATCTCATCGACCACGGTGTTGAGTTCGAAGCTGTCGCGACTGAGCCCGAGGCCTCCGCTGCGTGCCGAGTCGCCGAGCGTGCATGAGAGCGTGTCCTCGAAAATCTTCTGCTTCGGTCCGATGACCAAGCCCTGGAAGGTGACCACCGAGTTCGACATCTCGTTGGAGGCACCCATCTTGCCCGGGATTAGGATCTGTGCGAGCGAGGGCGGCACGCGGTGCGCAGAGATGACTGACATCGACAAGGACTCCTGCATGTTCTTGAACATCTCACCGTCGGCGCTCGCGTCCATGGCCAGACGTTCGAGCTGCACTTGGATGTCGGGGTTGGCGATGTTGAGCGCGATCGACTTGTGGCTGTTGCCGCTACCGATCTGTGCCTTCATCGAAGAGGTCACCTTGGCCCAGTCTTCTTTCTTGAGGCGTGCGCCCAGGATGAAGAGCATGAACTCCGGCACGCCCCGGTTGACGTGGAAGTCGAACTGATGCTGCACCATGGCCTGAGCCAGCTCGACGTAGGCGATAGCCGCGAGCCAGTTCGGCACGCCATAGAAGCGCGACAGGGAACTCGGCTCCATGAAGTGGATCAGCTCGGACGTGACTTCTTTCTGCTTGTCGGTGGCATTGTGGCGGTCGAAGAAGTTGTTGGGCCCCCACGTATCGCCGAACCTAGCGAACTGCCGGTCGGCGGTGCCTCCTTGCGACACGCCCATACCTCCACGATCGAGGATCTCGAAGTGCATGTCGTAGCGCGCGTTCTCGATCTTGATCCACACGTCGCGCGCAGGCATCCAATGCAGGCCTACGATTTTAGAGTTTACTTCGCCCGGGTTCTCGCGGATCACTTCGAGGTAGGCGTTGCCTGTGTTCTCCAGATCCTCCGCGAGCTGTCGCGAGGTGTGCTGCCACGAAATGGCGCACAAAGGGTCGAGCTTCTCGGCCACGGATTCGTTCTCGTGTCCAAGGCCGACGGTCGAGATGACCTTGGCGTCCACGCACGCAGAGTGGTGCGGGTTCATGGCTTTGAACTCTACTGTTCGATCGAACCTGAACGGATGGGCCTTGCGTCCAGACACGACACCTTGTTTGGACGGCTCTTCGGTGCCGGCGTCTTTCTGAAGGATTGCAGAGTGCAGGCTCTCGCCGTCGGCTTGGCCAGACAGGTGAGGATACAGGTCGCGCGAGCTGCGGAACAGCTCCAGGAGTTGGGCCTCTGCCTCTTCACGCTTGGCGCGTCGTGCGCGCGGTTGTTTGACTTGGGAATCAGCGGGGCGCTTACGACGATTGTCTGCCATCGGTCCTCCGGGTCCGCGGTGTCCACTGCGTGGGTCGCGTGGGTTTTATTGGGGGGATTTCAGCTAGCGCTATCAGGTGAAGAAGAAAATCCAAGACTTTCACTGACGCCGAGCGCTGCAAGGTGTAGTATACCCTAGTTCCGTTCCTATCGCCCCCGCGTTTTTCGGAAACCTTCCCCGCATGTATCGAGTCCAACTGCGCAAGCAGACAGAAGTCATCGCACCTGCTTTAACGGGCCCTCACGGGTTCGACGAGCACACGCATGAGATTCTGGCCGGCTCTACTCGCACAGAAGAGTCCCGTTCAGAGTTCGATCCTCACTTCCATGAGATTCGTCCAGGTTCCGCACAAACAGAACCCGGAGGATTCGACGGCCACACGCATTCCGTCCCCACCATGGCCAAGCGGGAGATCCTTGATGGCGAGATGATCTTCTTGTCGCTTGTCGATGCCGGTGCCAATCACGTCGTGCCGATCATGAAGGACGGTCGTCCTCTGCAGCGCTACGAGGCGGTCGCCAAGATCGACAAGGAAGGACTCCTCTACAACTTGGTCTACGGCCCGGACATCGTTGACACCTGGGGCGACTTCGCTTCGCGAGAAGCTGTGCAGAAGATCGCCCACAAGTTCATCCCGAACATGGTCGGCTCTGGCATCGACGTGATGCACAACTGCAAGCCCGTCGACCCCAAAGACGCGCACATCTGCGAGAGCTTCATCATCCAGAAGAACGGCGACGACCGCTTCAAGGGTGTGGCTATCGACGGGCGCGTCATCGAGGACACCTCCGAGCTGGAAGGCTGGTGGGCGTCCATTATCAAACTCAACGCACCCCACCTCCGCGCACCGTTCGAAAGCGGTGAGTGGACGGGCGTGTCCATGTATGGCCCGGCTCTTGTGCAGTCGGTGCAGAAGTCCGACTTCACCCAAGCTCTGGCCGATCGCCTGGGCAATCCCCCCCACTCCAAGGAGACCGATATGAACCCCACCGAGCTGGCAGAAGCCCTCAAAAAGGCCCTGGCGCCTGTGATCGAGAAGGTCGAAGCGATCGCCAAGAGTGTTCAGGACACTCAGAGCGAGCCCGCCCCCACCAACCCTCCGGCCTACCCGGACCCCGTCGTCGAGATCGAGTTCGAGGGTGACCTCGACAATCTCGAAGACGTCGAAGCGCACGAGGAGAAGCTCTTCCGCGCGTCGCTCGACTTCAACAAGCCCGCCGACCTCAAGAAGTGGAAGGCCTACATCGCGAAGAGGGCCGAGAACAAGCCCGCCGACAGCGACGAGCTGACCAAGGCTAAGGCCGACGCCGAGGCCGCCAACAGGCGCGTTGCGGATCTGGCCAAGGCCAGCAACCAGCCGGCCGACGACGTCAAGACGAACGAGACGGCTGTCGAGCGACAGGTTCGCATCCGCAAGTTCGCCAAGGAGACCGCGCAGGGCGTTCTCAAGTCTCAAGGTCGCTAGTCGACCCTCCCCCCACTGACCCCAAACCACAAGGAGCCATATCATGGCACTCGAACCCAAGGATCTGGGCGGGTCGACCACTCCCTTTCCCGAGTCGTCCGTCCGTCTGGTTGTCAAAGACAACAAGGCCGTCAAGCTCGCGGCAATCGTGGGCGCACCCATCTTGGAGTTGGTGACCCCGATCTGCGAATCGGCCGTCGCCGGCACCTACGAAGTTTGGAACCAAGCCGCCGAGATAGCCGGTCGCAAGCTCGCAGCTTTCGTATCCCCCGTCCGTCACCAGTCGTCCGCGACTGGGGAGACTCTCGTGGTCGTCGGCATCACGGGCGACGTCCACAGGGACGCTGTCATTCTCCCGAGCGGTGAAGCGCAGAACGATCTCGATGCCGCTCTGCGCGACTCGGATCTCAAGAAGCGCGGCTGGAACGTCTTCGGTCTGGAGGATGTGAGCCTCTAGTCTCTGACTAGGGCCTCGTTTCTCCCCAACTCAAGGAAAAACCCAATGGCACCCCTCCCCGAAATCCTGGAGTGGTATTCGCTCACCGAGATGGTGAACGAGTTCAAGTCTCCCAACTCTTTCCTCGTGAACAGCGTCTTCGGCAACCGCCGAGAGCTGCCGACCGAGAACATCGTCTATCGCATTCAGCGGAAGGGCCGCAAGGTCGCTCCCTTCGTCGAGAAGGGGCACGAGTCGCTCTTGTCCGGTGGCTACAGCGAGGAAGAGGTCAACTTCACGGCTCCGAACATTCGGATCCGGCGTCCGCTCGAAGCGTGCGACCTCCTGTTCCGGCGTCACGCTGGCGACGTGATCTTCGCCGACGGCTCGACTCAGGCCGAAGCCGCTGCGCGTGAGGTCGCCCTCCAGCTCCAGGCTCTCAACGACGAAGTCTCGAACGCCGAGGAGTATCTCGCTGCGTTGGCCATCCAGGGCGTCATCACCTACTCGACTCCCGACGAGGCGGCCTACACCATCAACATGAACAAGCCGGCGGGCAACACCATCGTCCTCGGCACGTTCTGGGACGACGCGTCGCCCGAGCCGCTGAAGGACATCATGCTCGCGCGCCGCACGATGCACGACGCGGTCAACCTCAACCCGCAGATCGCGATCCTCGGATCCGAGGCGGCCGACGAGTTCCTCAGCAACACCGAGATCCAGCGCTTGCTGGACATCCGGCGCCTAGACACGGGCCCCGTCACCATCACGCAGGACATCCAAGAGTCCGGCGCGATGTTCATGGGCGCGTTCATGGGCATCGAGTGGTGGGCCTACACCCGCGAGGTCGAGGTCGCCGGTTCCAGCGTCCCGCTGATCCGTCCCAAGTATGCCGAGTTCCTGAACGTGTCGCCGTCCGCGCAGCACATCATGTTCTACGGCGGGATCCCCGATCTCGACGCCAACGACCAGGGCACGATCGCCACGCGGCGTTTCTCGAAGTCCTGGCGCCAGCCGGATCCGAGCAGCCAGCAGGTGCTCGTTTACTCGCGCCCGCTCCCGATCATGCGTCGGCCGGGCTCCAGCGTCTCGATGAAGGTCGTCAGCGGCTAGTCGACTCCCGTGGTATGATTGAGGGGGCTCACTGCGGGCCCCCTCTGTCTACTATCACTCAACCCAGGAGCTACCATGAGCAATCAAGAACCGGATCGCCGCCTCGTCGCATCGGTGACTGTCGTCCTTCCCGGTCCCAAGCGCATCGTCATCAAGCCGACGCAAACCATTCCCGTCGACCACGTCTCGGAGCAGTGGATCGAGCTCGCCCTCGCGGACGGCCTCATCTACTGGCAGGACAGCGTGCCCAGGTTGTCCGATGTCAAGGCGCTGCGCCCCAAGGATGGGGTGGAAGTCTCGGCGGTTGTCAAGGCCGGCAGTGAGGACAACCCCCTGGACGACGGCATCGCCCTCGTGCCGGGCACGGGCGACCCCGCCCTGGACGCCCAGCTTCAGGACATCGTCGCCAAGCAGCAGGCCGAGGGCATCGAGAACGATGGCGCGGAGATCATCGACCAGAAGCAGGTCGAGGTCAACGCCGAGACCGGCGAGGTCACCGAAACCGGTGGCGAGCCCGATCTGGACGACGTCGCCGACGCGCAGGTGAGCTAGTATGCAGATCAGCCCGCTATTCCATGACGACTTCGAGGCGCTCAAGTCAGCCCTTCGATTGACCGGTGCGAACTCCAAACAGGACGTGCAGGTGGTCATCGAGGATTGCGTGCGCGCCTTCAAGGTCTGGATGGTGCAGCGGGCTGGCTTCACAGTCATCTCGGACCTGCAGGCGGTCACTTACACCGACGATCCCACCACCGACCTCGAAGCCCGACGCATGGCAGCGCGGGTGCTCGAAGTCAAGTGGGTCTGGTGTGAGTGCATCAAACGCCTGCAGGTCATGTTCGCCGACGCGAGCGGCAGCGCATTCCAAGAGTTCAACGACCAAGGCGTGTGGCGCCAGCTAGACGCACTTGGACAGGCCTCGATCCTGCGCCGCTGCGCACGCGAGGTAGAGGATCTCTTCTGCTACGTCGTCGCCAGCGAAGAGGGCGAGGCCGCCGAGAGCGTGCAGGCTTTCGACGGCACCACGAACGGCACCGAGGCCTTCTTCCCGGGCGGCAGCGTCTACTGCGACTTGGGTAAGTTCCGAGGCAACTTCCTTGTGCCGTCGGTGCGCTTCGATAGTGAGATTCTCAGACGCTTCCCGGAGACCACAGGATGACCAGCCAACGCAATGCAGTGGTAGAGCTGAATCCGTCCATCTCCGATCGGGTCCACAACGTGGTGTATATGCTGATCGCCAACGAGAGGTTTCCCACCATCAAGTATCGTGACGGCGTGCGACGCAGCGGGCCGGAAGCACTCAAGCCGCAGACCATCCTGATTCGTCCACAACAGGTTGGCTTCGAAGAGAGCAGCACCCGCAAGTGCGGCGGTCGACTGCAGCAGCGGGTAGCCTGGGTCTGGATTGCAATGGTGCACTTCGACCAGCAGGTCAGCCTCGACACGTTCGAGGAGAAGTTCATGCGAGGCCCGCTACGGGTTTCGCGCGACAACGATCTCGACCAACAGATCGACATTTCGTTCCTGGATGCCGTCTATTCGCATCCGCCGGAACAACAGTCTTCCCACGGGACCAGAGTCACCTACCGCTTCCAAGCGGACCTGAGCCCGCTCTAACCCCCAAACCTCAAGGAGAACCGAGATGCTCGGATTCAACCAAACCGGATCACCCGACAACCGGGACTACCTTCTCGGGAGGGCATGCGTGTTCCTGTCGGAACTGGACTCGACCACGGGCCTGCCGACGTGCTACCGTCCCGTCGGCAACACCCCGAACCTGTCGGTGTCCGTCGACATCGAAGAGCTGACGCACCGCGCGTCGCACTGCCAGCAGTTTGGCGGTGCGGTGATCGACCGTCGCCTCATCATCCAGCGGACGCTCAACCTGTCGATGACGCTCGAAGAGCTGAACCACGAGAACGTCGCGGTCTTCTTCTCCGCCGGCACGTCCAACCCTGCCAACCCGGCCGTCGCGGGCATTGTGGCATACGAGCTGACCGACAACCTCGCGCTCAACTGCTGGTATCCGATCTTCGACAGCTCGGGCGTGCGCGCGCTCGGCATCGACTCTTCGTTGGTCAGTGTGGACAAGCAGCCGGCCACAGCCCTGACGCAGGGCGCGGCCCCGACCGGCGACTACACGGTCGACGAGACCATGGGTCTCCTGGAGTTTCACTCCGGCGGCCCCAATACTCTGGCCGGCGGTGAGGGTATCGACGTCACGCTCGCGGCCGACGCGACCGCTCCGGCGACCATCGAGACGATCGACGCGCTCGCGCGCAGTCAGGTTCGCTACGCGGTCAAGGCGATCGTCGAGAACCAGAACAACAACGACGAGCAGGTCGAGATGGAGTTCCACTCGGTGCTCTTGGTCGGCGACGGCGACCTGTCGGTGGTCGGCGACGAGCTGGCGCAGATGGGCCTCACGGGCGTTGCCGAGTCCAACTCGGCGCTGACCGGCAGCCCCACTCTGACGATCCAGAAGGCCGTCGACTAGATCCTGTGGTAAGATAGGGGAAAGGCTTCGGTCTCTCCCCCGTCTTCACCCCCCCGCCCAAGGAGCTACCTATGGAAATCCTCAACAAGCTCGGCGCCCTGCGCAAGAAGAACACGCCCAAGATCATCGGCGACGTCGAGTTCAACTTCTACCCCGTGCGCATCAAGCGCATTCTCACTGGCGACGTGCGCGCCATCCTGGAGCCGATCTCCGAGGCACTCCAGGTCATCATGCGCCCACGCAACGTCGATGAGAAGATCCTCGAAGAGCAGTGTGTCGACGGCACCGTCGCGCGCGCTCGCGAGCCCATCTCCCTGGAGATGGCACAGTTTCGCGCCAGCGAACGCCAGCAGGCAGTGAGCGGCGCGATGAAAGCACTCTTCGCAGACGAGACACGCTACAAGCTGGCGCGTCTCATCATGGACTCTCTGCGGGACGACTGCCCGGCCGAGCCGAGTGAGGCCGAGGTCAAGTCGTTCGCGGATGCCGAGGGCATGGACATCACCGTGTTCGCGGACTTCATCAAGGGATTCATGGCGGCCAACACGGCCATCTTTGGTGACCTGGGAAACTTGATCCGGGAGCGGATCAATCAAGCCGTCGAGAGAATGACGGCGGATCCGGACGAGAATCCGGAAGACGACGCTCCCGATCAGCCACAGCAGGAAGCCGCGACCGAAGCCGATCTCCGGATGCTCCACGACGAGGGCGAGGTTCCGACGACGTAGCGGAGGCCGACTACAGCGTCTTTGTGGACGCTGTAGTGCGCATGTCTTCAACGACACACTGGTCGTTGGAGGCTATCCTAGACTTCGACATCGAGACGTTCAACGAGATGCTTGAGTCGGTGCTTCGTGTGGAATACCACGAGAAGATCGAACGCGCCTGGACCATGATGGTTGCCGCCCAAGGCGATCAGAAGTCCATGCAGAAGTGGGTCGGTCAGTGGAGTAAAATCACACGAGGCGGGGCACAAGGCGTCGCGCAGGACAAGCAGTCCAACAACCTCGATGCGTTCCTCTCAGCATTCGGAGGCGGCTTCTAGTGGCTGTCGATCGCGGCGAACTCCGCTACAACATCCGGCTGACCACAGGTCAGACCTTCCGCAGCCTGCGCCGCTTCCGACAGGAGCTGCGCGAGGGTCGCGAAGAGTTCAGCTCGTTCCGCGCCGAGATGCGTCTCGCTGGCCGCGACGCTGCACAGGCCGCCACCGGGATCCGGGCTGCAGGCAACGCCCTGGGGACGGTCGGCGCGTCTCGCGCCAGCCAGGCGCTGGCCCAGCAGATCCAGGACGCTCGCCGCGCCCGGCAGGCCTTCGGCCGCATCGTCTCCGAACTGGTCCAGATCCGCAGGGAGCTGCGCCGAGTCCGCACCGAGTCTCGCGCCACCGGGCGTGAGATCAAACGCACGGGGTCTCAGGCGGCCTCTGCTGGACGCCGAGGCGCTGCGGGTGTCAGAAGGCTCAGGAAAGCGGTCAAGGCTACCAGGGGCAGTGCTGACCGGCTGGCGGGCTCGTTCCTGCGCATGGGCGGCATCATCTCCACGTTCATCGTGGCCCGGGGCGTCATCGACGGCATCCGGGGGCTGATCGAGACCTCGATCCAGTTCAACCGGACGATCGAGCGCTCGGAGCTAGGCATCGCTGCCATCCTGACCGCGGTCGGCGAGGTGCGAGGCGCTTTTGGGGAGGTCGTCTCCCAGGCTGAGCAGCTCTCCCTGGCCCAGAACGAGGCGCGACGCCAGACGCAGCTCCTTCGGCGCGACGCGCTGACGACGGCTGCCACGTTCCAGCAACTCACGGACACGTTCCAGGTCGCGCTCGCTCCGGGCCTCACCGCAGGGCTTGATGTCGACAAAGTGCGCCGCTTCTCGCTGCGCATCTCCCAGGCAGCCCTCGCTCTTGGCGTGGCACAGAACCAGCTCAGCGAGGAAGTCCGCTCGATCCTTTCGGGCACGATCCGCCCGCAGACTACCCGGATTGCTGTCGCGCTCGGCATCACCAACGACGACATCCGGCGCGTGCGGGATCTCGGCCAGCTCGGCCAGTTCTTGGAGGACAGGTTCTCCGCGTTCGGCGAGGCTGGCAAGCGCGCGCTGGACACGGTCGATGGACTCCTCGGGCGCGTCGCCGACGGCTTCGCGCAGGTGACTGGCGAGGCCGGGCGTAGCATCGGATTCTTCGACGACGTCAAGGATCTGCTGCGCGACACCCTCGACCTGTTCTTGGACTTCGATCAGTTTGGTTTCCCGACGCCCGACCCGCAGACGTTACAGGTGCTGCAGGTATTCTTCACGTCGATCGTCGATGGCTTCAACGACATCCGCGAGGGCTTGTCCGAGATCACGTTCGAAGAAGCAGTGCAGGGAGCACAAGCGCTCGCCACTGCGATCACCACCGCAGTCAACCTCGCGATCGGTTTGGTGCAGGGGCTCAGCGACGGCTTCAGCTTCCTTGGCAGTGTCATCCGCGGTATCACAGACATCATCCAAGGAGTGGCCGAGGCACTTGGGTTCGAGCAGAGCGAAGCATCCGTGCGCCAGATCGCGCGCACTCTTGTGTCTGTGCTCACCGTTCTGGTCTCCATCCGCACCGTCATCGGCATCATTTTCGGCATCGTCACCCCTATAGTCGGCGCGGTGCGCGTGCTCGTGCCGTTCCTCGTGCGCATCGGTGGCTTGCTGCGAGCCCTCATCCCCTCCCTGGCTACGATCCGCGCGCTGATCTTGTCGATCGAGCTCACCTTCTTCGCACTGCCCGCAGTCATCCAGTCGTCGTTGGTCGCGCTGGGCAAACTGGCTCTCGTTGCAGCGCGCGCTGCCGGCATTGTCGCTGGCGTGCTCTTGGCTGTGCGCGAAGCCGTGCGCTTCTTCACCGGTATCGCGTTGAACATCGAGGAGACGCTCCTGACCGTCGCGGCCAGCATCGAGCGCATCTTCCTCAACATCGCGCGCGGCGTCCGTCGGGTTGGCGCCAACATCTTCAACTTCCTGGCCGGCTTCTTCAACAAGTTCTCGTCGGCGGTGCTTCAGCCGGTCATCTCTGCGCTCGCTGACTTGGCGATCGAAACGGCCCGCATCGGCAACAACCTTGGTGTGCTCGGCGACAAAGCCGCAGACGCAATCGTGCAGGCCGCGACCGGTCTGCAGGTGCAGCCGCTCAACATCAGCCTCATCAACACCGACCGCATCGAGCGGGAGTTCAGAGACGCGTTCGAGCAGAACGATGCACTCTTCGCCGAGATCGAGAAGCGCAACCGCGAGCGCACCGAACAGGAAAAGGCTGAGAACGCCAAGCGGAAGTCGTCAGCCAAGTCGGCCAGCGACGAAGCTTTGGCTGGGCTCAACCTACAACAGCAAGCGGCCGAGACTTTGGTCGAGACGCTCGATCGCGTCACCGCCCAGTTCTCCACGACGCGCACAGTCATCCAGTCCGTCTCGGCCGCCAGCGACCGACTGCGCACGACGCTCGAAGGCTTGGAGCTACAGCGCTCGTTCCAAGGTAGGCCCGATGTCGGAGGCGTGGCCGGGCAGGTGCAGAACGCAGTGCAGCGCGAGCAGGTCACCTTGGCTCGCGAGCTGCTGCAGATCCGGCGCGAGGAAGTCGACCTCGACAGGGCCTTGCAGCGTGCGGCCGAGTCCAAAGCGAACAGCCAAAAGGCGCTCAACAGCTTCTCCGAGAACGAGAGGGCGATCATCCAGCAGGTGGAGACCGCACTCCAGCGCAGGCTGGCCATCGGTCGTCAGATAGACGAGCTAGAGAGGCGCCGCGACTTGGCGCGTGCAGAGGAGCGCAACGCTCTGGAGCGGGGCAACACCGAGGAAGCCAACATCGCTCGCCAGAGGCAGGCCGAGGCGGCTGCGCTCGTGCGTCGCTTGCAGGAGCAGCGCGAGCAGCTCGAAGCGAACATCAACGCCGTGCAGGAGCAGGGCCGGCTCGACGAGAATGCGCTGAGCTTCTTGCGCGAGCGCCTGGAGCTGCTCTCCCGCGAGGAGACCCTCAAAGGATCCCTGGCACAGATCACGGCCGAGATCACCCGTCTCGAAGAGCAAAGTTTGGCCGTGCAGCGTGCACAGGCACAGGCCGTCGCCCAGCGCAGTGTGCGCCAGAGTGTGGAGCAGGTGGATGCGCTGCGTTTGCAGGCTGAGCTGTTGCGTGACATCCGCAACCTCGAAGGTCCGGGCTCAGAAGCTGCTCAGCGGCTCGCGCAGCTTCGCGCGCAGTCGGCCGAGCTGCGTGTGCAGAACCGCCTGCGCAGCGAAGCCCTCATCCGGCAGGTCGCAGAGTTGGACGACACGATCCAGCGGCTGGGCTTGGAGGGACAGACGTCGTCTGCGCTCGTGCGGCAGCGGAATGCGCTAGCCGATCAGGTCGGCGTGCTCAACACCATCAGCGAGATCGAGCAAGAGCGCCTAGACCGCGAGGTGGAGCGTGCGCGCATCCTCTCCGAGGGCACACAGGCAGAAGCCGTCCAGCAAGGGCTGGAGGACTTCGCCAACTCGGTCGAGACTATCCAACAGGCGCTGTCCGGACTAGTCACAGGACTGCTGCAGGACTTTTCACAGGGAGTGGGCAACGCCCTGGCCACGTCGTTCGTCAACGCCTTTGACGAGAGCGGGCGCTTCGTCACGGACCAGTTCTTGGCCAACCTGCGCCAAGCCGCCGGGCAGCTCTTGCAGCAGCTCGCGACGCGCATCCTCTCGACCCTTATCGAGAACTTGATCGCCAACCTGATCGCGTCCCTTATCGCAACGACCACGACGCAGACGACAGCGGCTGCCACTTCGGCGGCCATCACGACTACGGCTGCCGCTACGGCTGCTGCTACTCAGATCACCGCTGCCACGACTGCAGCCAGCATCGAGATCGGTGCAGCCACGACAGCCGCTGCGATCCGCGCAGGCGCGGCGGGCAGCGGCGCGGGATTTTCTCGCGGTGGAGGTGTCGGCTTCGACGAGGGTGGCCACGTCAGCCCGAGCTTGCCGCGTGTCGCCCCACCCCCGGGAGTTGCCAAATCGGACAACATCAGCGCCTTCCTTACACCTGGGGAGTTCGTGCAGCGAGTCTCTGCCGTGCGCCACTATGGCGCCGACGTCATGAGCGCGCTCAACCAGCGCCTCATCGACCCGGGCCTGTTGCGAGGACTCGCAGGCTTGCGGAGTCTCCGCTCGCTCCGCTCGACTACGTCGCGAGGTCCCGGCTTCCAGGAAGGCGGCCCCGTCAGCGAAAACATCCGCCAAGTCAGCGCTAACCTGGAAGCCCAGGCCGGCGAGCAACTTGCGGCCGAATCCCCGCCCGCGGTGGCTTTCCCGGTGGGCGAAACGACTTTGGAAACCCTACTGGCCAGCGGTCCGAACGCTTTCCGTCGATTCTTGCGCGACAACGCAGGCGATTTCGATGGTATCCTTCGGGGTGGTCGCACTGGAGGATAGATGACTCTCAAGTTCATGGAAGGTTTCGAGAACTACACCGATGGCGACTGTATCAAGCGCAAGTGGGCGCTGTTCTCTTCCATCGCGACGTTCCCCACTGGTCGCTTGCAGGGCATCTCGATTCGCACCTCAGGCTCTAGCCAATCAACATACCGCACCCGGTCGCTCGGACTGCAGAACACTTGGACCGTCGGCTTCGGCCTCCGCTACATCACCTCTGCAGTGAACGACGAGACGCTGACATTCCCGTTGATCGTCAAGCGAGGGGTCACCGAACAAATCCGCTTCCAGTGGAAGAAGGGCACAGGCAACACGTTCAAGTTCGATGTCTATCGAGGCGCTACTCTGCTCGGCAGCACGTCTGACTTCGTGTCCCAGTCCTGGCACTACTTCGAGTTCGAGTTCACTCTCGATACCGTCAACGGTGCGATCGAAGTGCGACACAACACTGTGGTCGACCTGAGCCTGCCCGGCCCGATCGACACAGCGGATTCGGGACTAGCCGGCGCGGACGTGATGGAGATGACCTTCGAGAAAACGGGCGCACACGAGGTCGACGACATCTACATCCTCGACGACCAAGGCTCGCTCAACAACTCTTTCCTCGGTGACTCCGTAGTTGAGGGGCGCGTGCCCACCAGCGACAGCACCCCTTTGGATTGGTCCCTCGACAACGGCGTCGGCAGTTTCACCAACCACTACGAAGCGCTCGACAGCAAATCGTGCACGGGCTCATTCAACAACCAGTTCATCTTTTCGGCCACTGTGTCCGACCAGGACTTGCTGGCGTTCAACTCCTTGAGCTTCATCACCGGACAGATTCACGGCATCCAGGTGAACAGCGATGCACGGCTGGACACGACGGGCACTCGAGAGTTCAAACACATCATCTTCTCTAACGCAACGCTCTATACGTCGCCGACCGGGGGCATCTCCCACTCGGTTGGTTCGACGAGCTTTCAGACTTTCTACGACGTCTTCGAGGTGGACCCCGATACCTCGGCGAAGTGGACTCTTTCCGCAGCCAACGCTGCAGAGTTCGGGGTAGAGGTGGTGAGCTAATGGCACTTCAGTGGGCATCGAGCATGGGCGAGATTCACCTCCAGGGTGTGAACTCTGTCCAGCTCACGCGATACTTCGCAACGCAGTCCGGCATGGGCACCGGCTCCACCGCCGGACTACTCTCCGTGCGTGCCATGCAGGAAGGCTCCGGGTTTGTCAAAGGTCCGCAGCTCACCGAGCAGAACACCTGGGTCGTGCAGGGCGCGTTCCAGAACTCCGGCCCTCTAGCCACACAGTCTCCCATCACACAGAAAGCGGGCTTGGCTCTGTTCCGCCAAGGCACTGAGCAGCTCCGCATGGAGATCGTGCCGGCGGGGGCGTCGGGCGGCCGTCTCGATGGACACCTCTACGGCATTGAAGTCAAACGAGGTGCGACCGTGCTCGCTGCCACAGCTCCGCTGTTCTACGCTGAGGAGTGGACCATCTTTCAACTCAAGGCCACGGTCAATACCGGGGTGTTGGGCTCATTCGAGGTGCGCGCTGCGCGCGTAGAGAATCAGACCATCCAAGCGTTCAGCACCGTGCTGTCTGCTGTCTCCGTCAACACCGCGGATGCGGGCGTGGCAGGCGCCGATCAGTTGGAGGTGAACTTCGAGGTCAAAGGCAACGCCGCGCGCTGGGACCACGTCTGGATGATGGACGACACGGGTGCCATCAACAACGACTTCCCAGGCAAGTTCTTGCTCGTGCAGGGCGTGGTGCCCAACTCCAACGGAGCGCAAGAGGATTGGGCCTACAAAGGCGGACAAGGCTCGGGCTTCAATACGCAGAACGATCCGCCCAACAGTGACTCGGACGACATCGGTCGCGCGACGTCGAACGTCGTGAACGACATCATCTTGATGGGATTCCAGATCCCGGGCGAGTTAGGTGCTCCCGGTGTCGAGGCCGGGCACCCTATCAGCTCGGCAGCCAACGTGCAAGGAGTCATCTTCCACCATGTCTCAGGCATGGAGAACTCCGGCACCCGCACTGTGCGACCGATCTATCGTAACATCGCTGACGTGCGATCTGAGGGCGCCGACATCGTGCTGAACCAGGTCTCTTACCTAGGATTCTTCGAGGTCTTCGAACTGGAGCCGGTTACCGCATCGGCTTGGACTGCCCAGCAGACCAAGGACATGCAGTGGGGCCTGAAGGTGCAGGCGTAACATGGTCGATCTTCGGATCTCTCGCCACAACCACGAGGTGCTCGCGAACGCTCCCCCACTCGCGAAACTGACGCGTCTCGCGGCCGAAGTTGTGCACGATCAAGTTGCGGATCCGACGGCCAATATCATCATCTCCAGGCACAACCACGAAGTGCTGGCTTTGGTGCCGCCTGCAGCCAAGCTAACTCGCATGGCCGCCGAAGTTGTGCACGATCAGGCTGCCGATCCGAACGCCAACCTCATCATCTCTCGGCACAGCCACGAGGTGCTGGCCTTCGTGCCCAAATTCGCCAAGCTAACTCGCATGGCCGCCGAAGTTGTGCACGACCAACAGCCAGACCCGCTGGCTAATGTGGTCATCTCCCGGCACAGCCACGAAGTGCTGGCGCACCGCTTCATCAAACTCGAAGCATGTCCGGTGCCCGCTTTCTGGCGCTATTTCTCACACAACTTCGCTTCCGAGTTCCGCCTCGACACTGTTTTCCGCACAGTCGTGTCACGCGGCGCAGAAAGTCTCTCCGAAGACCGCACACAGATGCATGAGCGCCCGCGCCGCGTGCTAAAAGTGCGTTGGTCGGAGCAGGGGCTTGACGACAAGCGCAACCTCATGGATCTGATCCAGTCGCTGCGCTCCATGAAGACCAACGAATGGTTGATTCCGTTCGCGTCCGAATGTGCTATCACGACCGCAGGGGCATCGGCAACTACCAACGTCATCACGGTCGTCTCGCCAGAACTTCGGCGCTTCTTCATCGGTGGCCGAGTAGCCGTGGTCAAGGTGATCGGCGACCGCATGGACGTGCAGGACGAAAACGGCGACTTGGCGGGCGTGCACGTCACCACCATTACCAATAAGCCAGGCACGGGTGAGTTAGTGCTGGCCGACGCGCTGCCTTTCGACATTGTCGCTGGGCGTGCATTCCTCGTCCCGCTGGTCTGCGTGCACCCGCGGCTACTGGATACCATCAAGCAGCACCACTGCCGGCTGTGGGACGTGGAGATGGAGTTCGAGGAAGTCGGAGGCTCGACGGCCCTCCCTCCGATCGCGGAAGGGTTGCCCGAGAACTTCGATACCTACCAAGGCTTGCCCATCCTACGCCCGCGGCATGACTACTCCAACGCGCTGAACATCGAGATCCTTCAGGAGGGTGAGCAGGTCGAGCTGGGTCGCGGCAAGGCTACCTTCACTCGCGGGGCTACGCAGCGCGTCAAGCACCGTTTCAAGATGTTCGAGGAGCGGGAGAAGGCCTGGGACTACATCCGGTTCTTCGAGACGCGCCTCGGCCGCCTGCGTGCGTTCTGGCTGATCGACCAAGAGATGTTGTTCGACGTGCTGGACCTTGAGACCACGTTCATCGACGTGCGCAAGCTCGGAGACTTCACCGAGTTCCAGAAGGACAACGAGTTCTTCGGCTTCATGCTCGAAGACGGCACCTGCTACGTGCGTGAGGTGCTCTCGATTGCAGACAATCTCTCAGCGTGGCGCATCAACTTGGTAGACACCCTGCCAACAGGGCTCGCCTTCCAGGATGTCGTGCTTGCTGGTCGCGCGCGCCCGACGCGTAACATCGAAGACTCATTCGAAGAGCGCTGGTTCCACTCCAACGCGGTGCGCTTCGAAGTCAAGACCATCTCCCTTCTCGAAGAGAAGGACGTGACCCTGGATCCATAGGACTGCACATGGCCGAAGCACTCAACACTCCCGAGAAGAGGCAATACCACCTCGTCACGTTCAAGTTCGGTAGCCCTGAGCAGACGTTACGCTACACCAACTGGGACTCTGACATCGACCCGCAGGGGCTCAACTTTGTATCGCTGCCCAAGATGGACATCAAGCCTGCAAAGAACGAGGGCACCTTCGGCGAGGATGCGACCCGCATCAAGATGCAGCTCTCAGATTCCAGCACGTTCCTCGACCCCCTCACCCGCGGCACTCCGTTCGCACCCGTGCAGGTCACAGTCGAAGAGATCATCGACCCGATCGCCATCGGAGACTCGGGCGCGACGCAGTTCATCGCATCCGGGCTCATCTATCGCACCCGGCGCAACGCGGACGGGCGGAACGGCCTCTGCGTGCTGGAGATCCGCAACCGCAAGACGCAGCTCGACGTCTCCCTGGGTTTCCAAGTCAATGCGCACTGCCCGTGGCGTTTGAATGGGCCGGGCTGCACGGAGTCGGGGGCACAATCCCCGAGCAGCTACAGCACCCTCACTTCCAACATCACAATCGACGGCAAGGTAATCTCCATCACCGATGCGGGACTGCAGTTCGATCTCGCGGGCACTCGAAGCTGGACCCGTGGATTCATTCGACGCGACAACGTCAATATCGGCATCTTCTTCTATGACAAAACCACCTTCGACGGCCTCGTCGCCAAAGAGTTCAACCTAGTGCGTCAACCCCCGAACGAGTGGGATGGGGCCATAGTGACATTCTTCCCCGGCTGCAACAAACAGATAGGGGACGGAGGGTGCGGCTCTACAGCGTGGGACAACCTCGAAGGCTTCGGCGGGAGCGGGCACGCCATCCCGGCATACCATCCGGTCACTGAGAACCCACAGGGGGACTGATGTATCCATCTAACGCCAGCTACGACTCTCAAGGACTGTCGTGGAAGCCTCTCGCGATCGAGGGCGCTGACGAAATCACTGCTCGACTCGAAACCAACTTCCAGCGGTGGGAGGGGACACCTTA